ACGGTATTGCCTGTGGTTGCTCTTTTGTAAATTCTAAATGACGCAGTTTCTGGTGATGTGTCGTAGTTGCTGTTTTCATCGCTGTTGCTTTGAACAAACAGATTATCTGTTGCAATGCCTTGTCCGCCACCACTGCGATCTAGATAATACAAGGCAGCGTGTGTGCTTGAGTAGACAGGAGCAGAATACGTTACCCAAGTCTTGGTAGCTGAATTCCATTGTTTGACAATGTATCTTGCTCCAAAGTTTGGTTCAGTGGTCTTGATCCATACAGAACCAGTTGGACGTGGCTTAGCGTTTGTTGACTTCCACTCTGGTACACTAGTATGCGGTGTCTGTTGTATTGCTGGCCCGTAAAATGTACCAGTAGTAATACCTAATTGTGCAATTGCTGAGCCCGCTGCGGTACTACCAGCAATCGTGATAGCGTTTGCTAGAGCAGAGTCACCGTCTGTTTCAGTGGCTCCATCTGTGTACAAATACAATCTGCTGTTCAATTGCACTGCTCTTACACCAGTGACTAATCCGCTACCGCTGTTGAAGTAGGTCACAAAGGCTGATAGCGTTGCGCCGCCTGGCATTGTCAATGTTGTGCCGTTGATAGAAAAAGTTTGTCCAGGTGTGACTGTGGTCACTGTGCTGGCTCCCGACACTGTAGGATGACTTCCTGCCCAATCTTGGCTGCCAACTTCTACCCAATGATCGCCGCCTAGCAGAGCTTGGTTGCGTTTGTAGTAGATTTTAATTGCTTCTTTAGCAAGGCTAAATCCTGCTTCACCTGTGTTTCCTATAGTCTGTGCTACTACAGCATAGTCGCCAACAGCGCCCACAGAATCTTTTGGAGCATAAGTGCCTGAATTTATTTTTGCACTGTCATCATCAGTGAGTACTAGAGGAATTTTTAATGCAAACTTTTGTCCGCCTGTGGTTGTTGCCGGAGCTGAATTCCATTCCTGAATACCATATGATGTTGCTCTTGTATCAAACCACCATTGACCGTCAGCTGGTTCTGCTCCAGGAGCAGAAGTCTGACCCTGCAGTTCATCTAGGTCAACGTCTGCACGTACTATAAATGCAGAATTTGAAACTCCTAAAAAGCTGTAGGCTGCTAATAGTCCGTATTCGTTTCTTTCGCCGCCGTGTATAGGGCTTGAAGAAGCTGTCTTTTCAAAGAACGGCACACCATATGTGTCGACCAATTCTCTTTGGCTGGTAATTTTAAATACCTTGCCTGCATTTACTTGTGTGGTACCAGCAGCAGTGCCTGTGCCTGCTGCATTAGATTTACTTTCTGCGGTAGCTATAACGATAAGAGGAGTTGTACCAGGTTCTGCTGGTGTATAAAAACTCTCGTCGATTACCGTAACTTGTACGCCTGGTGATTGTAGTGCCATCCCATTTTCTCCTGGTAATAGTTGCTCATATTATTTAGCGGTATCCGCTAAAATTGGCCTGTTATACTAGATGAAAAAGGGGTTGAAAAGGTGTAAATATATTTATGAGACCTCTTTGTAAGTGCGGACAACGACCCCGTGCTGTTAACTACAAAAAGAACGACAAGATCTACTACAGATCATTGTGCGAAATCTGCATGGCATACGGAGTATATCATGGTATTCCACGCTGGTTCAGAGCAGGATATCATATGAAATCACAGTGCGACAAATGCGGATTTAAATCACCACATAGCCAAGTATTTAGAGTGTTTCATATAGACGGCAATTTAGACAACTGTCGTCACAACAATTTAAAAACAGTATGTTCAAACTGTGCCAGCATATTAGGCAAAGAAGGTATGACTTGGCGCCAGGGAGATCTCGTTGCTGACTACTAGCAATTTGGATCTATCGTAGAGCTCGTCTATGGATCCGTTATTGTCAAGAACAGCATCAAATTTACAGCCGATCCACGCCCACTCACTGGCATGAATTTTTTTCATCTTCATGCTGTTTAGTCCCACATTGCTACCACTGTTAGCCAACACAGCATCCTCGTACCATTCTGGCAGATCACCACGTTGCACCCAATAGATCTTGCCGCCTGCATTTTTTATGGCCTGTATTTCGTTGGGGAAACGGCAGTCTGAAATTACCACGTGATCTTGTGAATTGCGTATTTTATTTTCTAGACTGGCAATCCATATGTCATCGTGAAATGCCTTTCGGCACACTTCGGTACCCCAGTATTGTAGAACCCATCTAGGTGTCAGCGTGGGCATGTCAAGACGTTGAGCCCACCACGGATCAACTTGTTCACGCCATTCACGTGCTTGTTTTGTGCGACCTTCTAGCATGGTTCGATCCCAGCCAAACACCGCAGCCACAGCGTCTTTGAGGGTGGATGCAAAACTCTCTCGTCTAAATTCGTGAAAGTTGACTAGATAGTCAGCCACTGTGTCCTTGCCCGAACCGATAAATCCGCAAATTCCAATAATCATAATTGTCTCCTATAAACAATTATACTATAGAATCAGCACAAGGTCAAGACATTAGCCTATGATAAATGTATAACCGGATCCGCCTGAGACCAACATTTCTAATTCTTTGGTAAGACGTTCAAGATCGGCAGTGGCTTCTGATTTCATGGCAGCTCCATTGAGACTGCTTCCGCCACCTGGACCTGCTATTTGCGCAAACTTTTCACGTGCCTGTCCCAGCATCATTTTGCAGTTAGCCAAGGTATAGTCCTTGATCCATTGGCCTGCGTAAGTATCTTCAATTATGGCAAAATCAGGTTTGGTGTTATATACCTGTATCATGACTTCTTCAAAACCACGGGGACGTTGTAGAATGGTCAGTTTGCGACTCTGTGGATGCCAATTGAAACCAATAAATGATCCAAACATTTTACCTACTAGTTCCTGGTACTGACTAAACAGTTCGTAGGTTAATAGGCCACCCATGTTGGTAGAACTTAGCAAATAGGTATTTGTATAGGCCAAGTTAAACGGTTCAAATACTGTGCCGCCTGAACCGTTGCCGGTTCTTGATCCAATGCTTCGGCGAAAGATCTGTCGTACCTGTTGGACTTCTTTGGGTAGAATATAGTCGTTTTGATCTTGTTGCAGTGTCAAAAACATATAGCTTTCTTCTACAGCATTATCTGAACGTTGGCGAAAAACTCCTAGACTGCGATTTAGGGCAGTTTCGTAGTGTATGGGGTCTAGTTCTACATCAATCATGCCATCGCCCAGCATGGCTTTACAGTAGTCGTAAACGCTTTGTTTGGATTGATCAATTTGGCTCATACTGTTATTTATCGTAGCGGTAAATATACTACTATGCCAAGACTCTCATTATATCGGCCTGAAAAAGGCAACGATTATAAATTCATTGATAAAACTGCCTGGGAAATGTTCCAAGTGGGCGGCACCGACGTGCTGGTTCACAAGTACATTGGTCCTGGAAGCAGTACAGAAACCACTCCTACTACGCCTAATTATGTAGGCAACAGTGTCAGCAACATACAGGATCTACTATTTTTAGAAAATAGAGATCGAAAATACGACACTGACATTTACCAATTGCGAGGAGTATACAGTCTGCAAGACATAGATTTTAACCTCAGCCAATTTGGGTTATTTCTACAAAATGACACAATTTTTATCACATTCCATATCAATGACACAGTAGAAAAATTAGGTAGAAAAATAATGTCCGGCGATGTTATAGAACTTCCGCATCTCAAAGACGAATACGCACTAAATGATTTTCAATTTGCCTTGAAGCGTTTCTTTGTGGTAGAAGAAGTTTCTAGGGCTGCTGAGGGATTTTCTGTGACATGGTATCCGCATTTATATCGTGCAAAATGCAAGCCCTTAGTAGACAGCCAAGAATTCAAAGAAATTCTAGATAGAGCAGCTGGAGAAGGCAGCGATCAATCACTGCGTGATATCATGAGCACCTATGAGAAGGAAATGCAGATCACTCAGGCAGTACTGAATCAAGCAGAAAGTGATGCGCCCAAGAGTGGCTATGATACCACTCGCCATTACATGATTCAGAAAGATGTCAATGGCAAAGTAGAATTAGTTGATGCATCGTTGACCACATCATTGGCCAGTATGCAAACACAGGCCACCGATGCTGAAGGCAATCTGTTGTTTGATCAAAACAACAATCCAATTTATGTTGGCAACACAGCCAGTACCATATATCAAAGTCCGGAATATGATGGTCCCATAATTGGTGACGGAGATGGTATACCTCCTAACGGCGCACCATTTTCAGCAGGCATCAGTTTTCCTCTTCAGCCGAGCATTGGTCAATTTTGTCTACGCACTGATTTTTTACCAAAACGTCTGTTTCGCTACAATGGCACACGCTGGGTAAAAGTGGAAGATGTCACTAGAATGACCATGAGCAACATGGGTGCTGAAGACGTAGTAGCAGACGGATCTCCTAATGATGTGTTCCTCGATAAAGATGTGCGACTCACACACAAAACCACTTTTATCAATAATAATGCAGAGTCAGTATTGAATGGTAAAACTATCAAAGAAAAACAAAGCCTCAGCAAGGCTCTTAGACCCAAGGCGGATGAGTAATGGATTATTTTTATGACGGTCAGATAAGACGCTATGTCACGCAGTTCATGCGAATCTTTATTGGATTCAAGTACAAGGCTGGAGATGACACTCTGCGCCATGTGCCTGTGATGTATGGCGACCTTACTAGGCAAGTGGCCAGTATTATCAAAGATAACAGCGAAAACAAAATGTCCACTGTGCCAAGAATCGCCTGTTATATTTCAGGGCTTGAGTTGGACACTTCTAGACTGGCCGATGCCAGTTTTGTCAGCAAACTCAACATCACTGAACGTGCCTATGACACAGTTGACGGTGAAATCAACTATAAAAATTATCAGGGAGCAGGATACACAGTGGAAAGACTCATGCCTACTCCTTTCAAGCTGTCAATGAAAGCAGATATATGGACTTCAAACACTGATCAAAAACTACAATTGATGGAACAGATTCTAGTTCTGTTTAACCCTAGTTTAGAAATTCAAACCACAGACAATTACATCGATTGGACCAGTCTAAGTGTGATTGATCTAGCCACATTGAACTTTAGTTCAAGAACAATACCACAGGGCAATGATTCGGAAATAGACATTTGCTCAATGGAATTTAAAATGCCTATCTATATCAGTCCGCCTACCAAGGTAAAGAAGTTGGGAGTGGTAAGAAACATTGTGGCCAATGTGTTTGGCGAAACAGGCGACATGCTGGCGCTAGATGATTTGATCTACTCGGGCAGCGGAAATCCGATAGAAACTAAAAATGTAAATGGCAATTTTAGAGTGCTGTTACTGAAAAGCAACAACAATCAAGCCAACGATTATGACGTGTCCATTGTAGCGCCCAATGAAGTCTTACTGGCCAACGGGCTTGAACCGCCAACAAAAACTGGTGATCCAATCAATTGGAATACCATTATTGAGCTGTATGGTGGCTATATCAATGGCATTAGCAAAATATTTTTCTTACAGGCAGACGGCAATGAACTAGGCGGCACATTTGTGGTCAACGAAATTGATCCTACCCAACTGTTGATCAATCTAGAGGACAAGCCGTCAAACACTGTAATTGTAAGCTCAGTATATCCAGCTGGTCGCACTACCATAGACGCTATAGTGGATCCTTACAAGTTTAATCCCAAGCGCCCTAACAAAGAAACTGCGGATCAACCATTGGTGGCAGGCACACGATACTTGGTGCTGGAAGATGTTAACACTAGTTCGAATGTGGGCACACAGGTTGATACTCCTCCATTCAATCCCACATTCAACTACGACGGTCCAGATGGTTGGAAAAATCTCAACGGTAGCGATCCTGTAATTATAGCCAATTCTATCATTGAATGGAGTGGCACAGCTTGGGTTAACGTCATGCCAGAATGGGTAGTATCTACTCCTAGCCCTTCTACTGCGGCTGTTATAGCCTATGCTGTGAATCAGATGGTGATCTATGATGGTGTTGCCTACAAGGCTAATGCCAACATCACTCAGATTGAAAACACAGACATTCCAGAAACTAATGATAAATTTGACAGTATAAGTCTAATGTTCCAAAATTTAAAAACTGGAGTACAGTATCGTTGGGGCAGCGATGGGCAATGGATGAAGAGTTTTGAGGGAGAATATGCATCAGGATACTGGAGGTTTGATCTAGATCCTGCATAAGTACAAGATGCAACAACGTGCCGGACTGCTTTTCCTTGCCAAAACTACAGGTAGACTGCTGTTGATCCTTGAAGATCAAAAATGGACTGTGCCCACATTTCCTAGAAGTTCAACACTGTTAGAAGATGCTGAACAGTTGATGTCTAGGTACGCTGTTGGTAGGAT